GCATTGACACATATGATGAACAACAGTCAGCGGAATGGTTTGCATGGTCAGATCGAAGAGGCTGTCGATCAGCGGCAACCTTGGGAACTGCGCCAGTCTCGCTGGTACGAACTGCGGCATCACGGCCTGCGTCGCCAAAACAAGCCGTGGCTCAAGGCATCCGACATGCACTGGCCGCTCATCGATACCCAGATCGAGAAGCTCAAGCCGCTCTTCCTGCAGCAGGCACTCGGCATGGACGTGGTGGCCAGCTTCGTCCCCATGCGCCAGCAGCTCAACGCCTACACCAAGGTCGCAGAGGACTGGTTCAACTATAAGATCCGCGAGAAGACCAACTTCCAGGAGGAGATCCTGTCCTGGGTCGATTACACCCTCATGTCGGGTCGGGCGGTCATCAAGTGCTTCTGGAACCCGGGCGACAAGAAGGTCGGATTCGACGCCATCGACCCTCTCTACTTCCTCGTCCCCGCGTACACCGTAGATCTGCAGGATGCGGACTGGGCTGTGCAGGTCATGCCCATGAGCGTGGCCGCCTACAAACGCATGGCGCGTCAGATGGGCTGGAAATCCGACAAGGCCACCATCGACAAGATCCGCGGCAACCCGCAGGAGGACAACATCCCCGGCACCAACGTCGAGTCCGACGTCAAGAACCTCCGGGAAGGCATCACCTACACCAACAACCCGGACATGATCATCGTCTGGGAAGTGTACCGGAAAACCGAGGCCGGGAAGTGGGAAATCTACACCTATTCGCCCGCAGATAAGTCAATCGACCTGCGTGAGCCTATGGAACTTCCCTATGACCATGGGCAGCTTCCCTTCATCGACTTCCCCTACGAGATCAAGGACAAGGGTTGGTTCTCGCCTCGCGGCATCTGCGAGATCCTCGCTCCGTTCGAGCTTTCGATGACATCGATGTGGAATCACAAGCATGATGCCATGACGCTCTACAACCGGCCTCTGTTCCGCGCCGAGCGTGAGCTGCCAAACAGCATCAACCTGCGTTTTCAGCCCGGCCAGATTCTTCCCTACGGTGTAGCGCCGGTCACTATGCCGCAGCCGCCCATCTCGTTCGACGTCGAGATGAACAACACGCGGGCCATCGCCGAGCAACGCATCGGCACGCCGGACTACGGCATCAACTCGATGATCGAAGGCCAGAGCAATCGTCGCACTGCCACCGAGATCAAGTCGATCAATGCCCAGGCCATGCAGTCTGGCGATCTGCGTGCCCGGCTTTTCCGTATGTCGCTTGGCAAGCTCTATCGCCAGGCATGGAGCCTCTACATCCAATACGACAAGCAGAGCCTGCAGTACCGGTTTGCTGAGGATTCGCTCTCAGCCGATCCTGTGGCCCTCCATGATCAGTATGAACTCGAGCCAAAGGGAGGCATGGATATGGTCAGTCGTCAGGCCATGGTCAATCAGGCGATCGCACGCAAGCAGCTCTTTGCGCAGAGCCCCTGGGTGGATCAGGTCGAACTCGACAAGTCCATCATGGAGCTGGATGACCCGACTTTGGTGAAGCGGCTACTACGGGATCCGGGGCAGAAGGCTCAGGACGAACTCGAGGACGAGGCCAAGCTCATCCCGACGCTGCTCGTTGGCATTCCTGTGCCGGCGAAGCCCGGCCAGAACTTCGCAGGCCGCATCGGCGTCATCATGCAGTATCTGCAAGGCGCTCAGCAGCAGGGCCAGCAGTTCCCGCCGCCGGCCATGAACGCCATCATGCAGCGGCTGGATTCGCTGCTGCAGGGCTACGAACAGGTGGCCACCAACGAGGCTCGCAAGCTCCGCAAGGACATCCAGACTTACTTCGAGTCCACCGGCATGCTGCCCAACCCGAAACAGCAGCAGCAGATTCAGGCGCCTCAGCCCGCACCGCCTACGGCCCAACCCGTAGTTGAGCAGCCTGCTTTACCCGTATGATGTGCTCAAAATGCCGGTATTTCGTCCAAAACACATGCAGAAGGTATCCTCCGAGCGGGAGGCCGAGCGCATGGCCTACCGTCCTTCCGGAAGATTGGTGCGGCGAGTACACCGCGATACTCTCGGTGAATGCGAGTACTGCGGAGACGAATACGAAATCTCCAGTCTCCATTTCGATCGAGCCGGCTTCAGATACTGCCAAGAGTGTGCAGGAAAAGCTCAATAGGCTTAGGAAAGAAAAGGCATCCATTCTTTAATATGGCCGAATACCAAGGAAAGAAGGTCACTCTCAACAAGCCGTTCTACACGCCCGGCGAGAAGAAGAAGAGTGCTGTCTATGTCCGCAGCCCCAAAGGCACCGTGATCAAGGTGCGGTTTGGTGATCCAAACATGGAGATCAAGCGCGACAATCCGGAACGTCGTAAGAACTTCAGAGCCAGGCACAATTGCGATAACGCAACAGACAAGACAACGCCTAGGCACTGGAGTTGCAAAGCCTGGTAAACCACATGAAAAAGAAGCAAAGCAAGTTGAGTAAACTCGCCAAAACCCTCAAGAAAGAGGGTGCCGACGATCCGAAGGCATTGGCCGCATGGATCGGACGCAAGAAGCTCGGTGCCGCTGAATTCATGCGCCGTGCAGCCGCTGGACGCAGGAAAGCCAATTGAAAGACTGAACCCTATGCACTTCGACGATCTGGAATCATTCAAGAACTGGTGGTTGGACAACAGGCCGATCAACACGTTTGACGGCGCAAAGCCGTGCTATCACGCCAGCATAGCTGGAACAGTCCTGTATCGGCAGTACCCATACCAGGTTCAGTTGTTCATAACCCCTCCAAACACAGTTATCGACGAGCATATCCATCCCAACGTGGACAGCTTTGAGGTATACCTAAGCGGGGACATCGTCTTCACCTGCAACGGATATGTGTTCGATTCACCCAAGATCGGTGAATCCATCCGGGTAAGGACAAACTACTGGCATGGTGGTAAAACCGGAAAACTCGGAGCCACATTCTTGTCCATCCAGAAATGGCTCAACAACGTGCAGCCGTCATCAGTGGCTAACGACTGGCATGACGCCAAGAATCAGAAGGCAGGAAACGACGTGAACATCATAACGTCTGCATGATCCGTTTCATCTCAAAGCTCAAGGCAGCATGGACATTCAGCCGGCATCAATGCTGGGTGAATCCGCTTCCATGGGAAAAGACAGACGCCGTCGCACTGGCCGCCTTCTTCAAATCGGAGACCGGCAAGAAGTTCAGGGACGCATTGCTCAATACCGTACTCATGCAGAATGCGTCGGCGCTGGTCGACAAAAACCATTTGCAATACTCAGCAGGCTTTGCCATGGGTCAGGCCAGCTTGGTCAAGGTCATCGAGATGATGGCCGATGAATCAGCTATCTCGGATTCTGACAATGATACCGGTCAGGATACGATCACTTAGGGTATCACAAATACGGTAGCCAGAGCGTGCAGTCTGGCTAACGAGTTACATAGCACATGAGTGAAGCATTAACCGCTGATGGAGTGCTCTCGATGGCGAGGGACTTCGATGCAGGTGTCGATATTGACAATCGGGAAACCCCTGAGCCTCAACCCGAGGCGCAGAGCCCCGATGCGAGTTCTCCTGTGGAGAATTCCGCCAGCACCGAGTCCAGCAATACCGAGGAAACCCCAGAGGCAAGTTCCTTGAAAGAGACCGAAGCTCCGAAACAGGAGCCCAAGTCCGAACCGCAGAAGAAGGAGTCCAAGTTCGCCAAGGAGGAGGCTCGCAAGGCCAAGACCTGGTCGGAAATCAACGCCGAGAAGGAGGCTATCAAGGCCCAGAAGGAGGCGTTGGCCCGCGAACGTGAGGAATGGCAGAAGTCCCGGCAGACCGCCGAGACCAGCCAGACCAACCAGTTCCGGGACGATAAGGGGTTCACAGCCGAGGACTATGAGCAGGCCGCAAAGGAGTTCGATGCAGATGGGGATCGCGAACTCGCCCAGGCCGCCAGAGCCAAGGCAGACGCTGCTCGCAAGGCAGCCGGTGAACACCAAGTCAAACTCCAGCAGCAACAGTTCCAAAAGTCTTGGGAGGATTCATATGCCCGCCTGAGCGAGAAGGAGCCGTGGCTGAAGGATCAGAACTCCGAGCAGTACAAGAAGGTCGTTGGCCTTCTGAACAACTACAAGGTGCTGACCACCATCCCTGACGGGCTGACTCACGCCGTGGAGCTTGTGAAGCTGCATGACACTGCGACTCGGGCTCAGGCCATTGAATCGGAGAACAAGGCTCTCAAGGAGCAGCTAGACAAGCTCCAGAAGAAAACAGCCATAGGTAAGAGTGTGCCGGCCGGACCGCTCAAGGCAGAGGAAAGTGACTTTGCCAAACTCTCGCTCAAGGAGCAGCGGGAACGTCTGATGAAGGCGTCGCGGGAATTCGACCGCTCACTAGACTGAGGCACCATACCGTAACTTGTTATGCCAGTAACCACATCAACCACGCTCACCAACCAGTTCCAGAATTATTTCAGCAAAGAG